ATACTCTCTCATACGTAAATTTCTACAGGCTATACAGACTCTACTTCCCTGGTTATTTACCCAAGTATTTTCTTTTGTAAACTTATGGCCTCGTTTACACTCTTTCTTTTCTGAACTTTTCATTTGTCCTCAAACACTAAAGGTGGGGAGAATATCTCCCCACCAAAAGTGTAATTGATTTACCTTGTTATTACAAGGTAAGTAATATCAATTCGTGTATACTTTCACGATGGCCTGATCGGTAATTACGCCGAGGCCCCAAATTGCGTACCATGCAAGAGCGTGCTCACGACCGAAGTCGAGAACGCCACCGTCACGGAGTTCAACTGGGAGTGAGATTGCGTGACCAAATGCGTTGTCACCAATCATGATTGACTCATAGACATCTGCACCTGGTGTACCAGATGTTGCAGTTGCGCCTGAGTCTTCTGGGTTTCCACCCTGTCCTGGAGCAGTGTTAGCCTTTACTGGGGCTGAGTACTGGTCTGATGGAGCACCAACGTTTGCGGTCTGTGAGTATGCAACGCCAGATGACAACTTCTTAACCTGTGTGGTTTCGATGAAGACTACGTCGTACAAACGACCGATTTCACCGAGCATGAAGTTACCTGGAGCAGCGTACTTTGTGACTTCAATGAACTCTGGGTTAGAGCGGAGGTCACGAGACTGCTTAGGGTGTACGAACTGGACGTAGGTCTCGCCCAAGCGAGGGATGTTCTTACCAGCAAGGGTAAGAGCAGCATCCTTGATAGCGCCAGTTGTCAACTTGAATGCACCTGTGAGGGAAGCAAGTGAAGATCCTGGTGTACCTTCGTCGTAGTTTGTGAATGCGCCACCTGTGATGCCTGAACGGTCGTAACCGAAGACAGCAGATGTAGCAGCAGAAAGTGTGTTGCGAGCCTGTACATCGAGGTACTGGGCCATGTGGCGACCAAGAAGGCGTGAAGCAGATGCCATAACGTCATCAAATGATGCGTTAAGAAGCAACTCAGAAACTGCTACTGCGTAGCCATGTTCTGCAACTGTGATTGCGATCTGCTCTGCTGTGAGAGCGTTTGTTGTCATACGAACACCTTCTGTAAGAGGTGTTGGATCGACAGCAAAGTTCTTGTAACGGAGGAAGTTTACACGAAGACCTGGTGCGACACCGAGTTCTGTCTTCTTAACTGCAAACTGTTCGAAACGAAGAATTGGCATAGCCTGGAACAAGATTTCCTTGGACCAGATTGTCTGAATTGCTTGGTTCAGGCTTGAGTTTGAGCCTGAATACGCTGTTGGAGCAGAAGCGAGTTGTCCTGTTCCTGTAATAGCACTTGCCATGTAGGTCAAGTCCTTTCTTTAGTTAGTTGAGGGGGGATTAACCGAACAGTCCCTGACCACGATTGGATGCTGCATTGCCAAGCAACTTGGCTCTTTGTTTCGCATAGTCTGACATTGACATATCCCTGAGAGAATCAGGAGTAAACGATTGTTGTGACGGATCATTATCGAGGGGTCCTGATGCAGGTGCAGTTACACTGGCACCTCTTTGTTGCTGACGAACACTCTGTAGCGCTGCTTGTGCAGACTGCAAAATGCTCGAAGACTTTTCTTTGAGCATTGAAATGCTCTGTTCAATCTCTTCCTGTGTGTTACCAGCAATGAGATCGATTAGTTCTGGAACGATTGAATCGCGTTCTTGCTCTAGTCGAGAATTGCGGTAGTTAAGGAGTTCATTGAATTGGCGTTCTTTATCAAGGATAGCAAAAGCCTTTTCTCTCTCAAGACGTTCAGACTCAAGTTGTGACTGAAATTCTTGCTCCTTCTTTGCGAGGAGTTCTTTGAAGGAAAGTTCTTTTTCTTCCTTCTCTTTTTGCTTAGCAACACGCTCTGCTTCTTTAGCAGCACGTTTTGCTTCCTTGTCTGCACGAGAAAGTGCTTCTTCTTCTGCCTTCTTCTTCAAGTTGGCAAGTTCTTCTTTCATTTTTTCCATCTGAGGGTACAACTTAGCCTTCTCTTGCTCACGAGCCTTTGCAAGATCGTCTGCACTATAAGAAGCCATTGCTACCTCATTTGTCTCTGATGAAACCGGAGTGATTTCCCCTGTTGCATCAAGTACTTCTGTCTGGTCTGCCATAATTGGTCACCTATATTTCTTGGGTAATTGTCCGAATGCCTTGCGGCGTATCACGTGGTTGTTATGAGATAAGTTCATTACATATAAATGCACTTGTCTCGGTAAACACTAATTTTATTTGTCTTTAGTGTTTTAGTCCTTGTCTACTGTTCTCCTTTGTGGAATCTTTGTTCCGTAGGCATCAGTGACAAGTTTGTTGCGGATCTCTGCCTCACCCTGCATTTCTTCGCCCTTAGTCTGTTGACTTGCGGCGTTTGCTGGGTTGTTAGGGTCTGGAGGTCCTTCTATACCGTCTCCCATAATGTCTCCATCACCTAACTGTGTTGGCTGCATTGGGATAGCAGAGTTGCCGTCAGGACCAGGCATCATGCCTGTCATGTCCATAATCTGCTTTTGGATTTGAATCTTAATAAGTTGCAAAGCACCATCGGCTTGAGCATCCGAGATAAGTTCTTGACGAATCTCTTCGAGTTTCTCTTCTGGGAACTCTTCGCCCAAAGTACGCAAAGCACCTTCCTTGGACTCAAGTCCCATACCCAACTTGGTCTGGATCTCATTGAGTGCGATCAACTTATCGAGTGGGAGTGGCTGTGGGAAATGAGCGTAGTTCTGGTAGGACATCGGATCTTCAGGATCGATCTGCGTTACTTGGCCTTCTTTAATAGGGCCGTCAAAGTCTGGGTTGTAGAGCATTGTCTCTGGCTCTTTGAGGAAGAGGGTACGCAGAGCAAGTTCGTTTACACGCTCTAAGCCCTTGCCGTATTGAGCAACCTTTTGAGAATATCGGTTCATCAAAGGTTGGAACTGAATAGAGAGAGCAACACCTGATGTGTTGGAGATGGCTTGAACTTGTCCCAGTGCGGTTTCTGGGATGTTCATGATTTCGTGCATTGAGCGCTTAAGAAGTTCTAGGTACTTCAAGGCTCCGTCAATTCCTTGGGCACCTCCTTCTAAGTTGAAGACCTGGGCATCTTTTGGAAGACCGCCCCAAACCTTCTTAGCACCCTTTTCGAGGTTAGAGGCTTTAGCACCAACAATAACTGTCACAGGAGAAGCGTGATAGTTAATGATGTCTGCTACGTCAGTTGATATCTCATTATAGGCTCGGTTTATGGTGATGATGTCGTGTGCGTCTGCGAGACCCCACGGTGAACCCGAAACGGGAACATTAGGAATATGAACTACAGGAATCAGCCCCAGTGGATTTGGGCGTGAGTCGATGAGTTCATCGTTGACGTATTCTTCGATAACGTCGTCAGTCAAAATTTCAGTATAGGTAAAGACCTGGCGTGTGCCTTCAAGGGATGTTCCCCAGAAACGATACTTCTGCTTAAAGCGCAGCAGGCGTGTACGGTCGTGTGGGTGGAACTCAGGGAAACAGAATGATGAGTTCATAGGAAGGATACGAACACGACCAGGATGGAAATGTCCTGCAGAGTCTGTCCATGGCTCTTCGTATGCTACCTTGATAAAGACGTCACCTGAGATGCCGCCCTGCTGTCCGATCTCTAATAGGACACGAAGTTTATCGTTATCGACTTCCCAGATTCTTTCAAGTCTGTCAGGAACGATTGCTTCTGTCGCTTTAGGGGAGCGGAAATGAACGCCATTACCAAAGGTAAAGCGTGATAGGTAATCATTAAATGCACGATAGTAATTTACTGCAATCTGCATTTCGCCAGACTCACGGCGGTAACCCCAATGATGACCTAGGTAAACTAATACATCGCCCAATTTAACGAGTATCTATTTAGCCTTGGGCCATGGATTTCGAACTCTTCGTCTGCGAGTTCGACTAAACCCAATGGGCTAATTGAGATTGTTAAATCCGACGATGCTGCACGGTAGGATGGTGGTGAAAAATCAAGAAATGACATGTGCGCTCACCTCCAATCCGTCAATGACAGGAACGTTGTGTTCCTGGGAAGTGCGTAATGCCCGCACCTCATTAGCAATCTTTTCTTTCATTTCATTGGTAAACGGATGTTTAGATCCTTTACGACCATTACAGTTTTTACATGCTGGACGTAAATTAGAACGAACATGTGCCCCACCTTTTGAGAGAGGGTGAACATGATCCCACTGAACTACATCTAACTTTACTGAACAAATCCAACACTGGTTGTTATACTCTAAAAGAATTTCATCAAAAATTACTGCAGTTATTTTTTCAACTTCATCAGTTACTTCAGAGGCTCTTTTTTGAGCACGACGTGCTTTATTGAGTTTTACTCTATAACTAGATGTCTTAGAAAGGCCATGAGTAGTCATCTGTGCTTTAACGACCTCTCTGTGAAGGCAGCCACATGAACTGGTATTTCCATTTTTTAATGTGTACGGACGAAGCCAAGCACTATTTCCACACGAACACTCAAAGCGTTGAAAGCAACAATTACGCCCATCTGAACGAGAACGAAGTTCATAGTCAGTGGTGGCTGTTAACCGCCCAAAACTAACCCCAACTTCTATAAGTTTAGGGTCTGTACGAGACTTCATAGCCTGGACACTACCAGAGGTCATTTAGACTTCTTCTTTTTATCTTCTGTCTTAGTTTCACGGCTCTTTGCTTTTTCTTTATCTTGCTTTTTTTGAGCCATTGCAACTTTACGTGTGGCCTCAGTTGTTTCGATGAACTGTCCACCGCTTTGAACGTATCTTTTGTGTACCCATGCAGATGCACCAGGGTTAGGGTAGTTTGAGTACTTAGCACGAGCCTGTGCAACAACCATTGCGTATAACTTTGGATTTGCTGGTTTTCTCATCTCATCTCCTCCCTGGATAATCCGATAGCCCCCACACTAATGCGGGGGCGTAAGGGTGTCTGTGTGAACTTAGTCGTTTACGACTGTTGGGGACATACGCTGTGTGCGTCCACCTGAACGAGCGACTGTCTCAATCTTTGCTGCTGAGTAATCGTTCATTGTTCCATGAGCAAACTCGCCAAGGAATGTTGGAGCCTCAACCCATGCAGCAGATCCGACGTGTGCACGCTCAGAGAGAGTCTCTGCAGCAGTCTTCTGCCATACTGGGGCATTGCGGTTTGGGCGACCAGGAGCAGTTGCTGCACCTGACATCATGCCTGTCTGGAAATCTGAAGGCACATCTGTATCGGTCGCAATTCCCTCTTCAAAGCGCAAAGGACCACGACGGGCTGCATTACCTGAAGCCTTCATCTCGTAAACCTGTGGTGCACGCTCTGGGAACTGTGGTGCTGGTGAAATTGTCATTATGACTCCTTAAGGATGTATAGCAAAGGCCTTTTGCTTAGTACATAGTTTCCACCCTTTTGGCATGTTTGTGTTGTTTAACTAGAAAAAAGGATTGCTAGACGCTACGACCTCTGGCATTACCAAGTCCTGAGTTAAAGAACAGGCAATAGAAAGAGAGTCCACAAAATCGTCATGGGAGTACGCCTCATCAGGGGCGGCCACAAGAAAGTTCGGTCCCTTAAATTGGACCTCCGCATCAGTCATTTGCTGGTAAAACCGCTTCCACGTTCTTAATCTACGAGTTTTTGCATGAGCAGGCCAACTGATCCGCTTACGTTGGATAAGGGCTTGTAAGTGCTTCCATCGTTTTGATTGTTCCGATGGGCTAGAGGTAAGGGAGGCAACCTCAGCCCGTGGAAGGAGGAGGGCAAGACGTTGGGCTACTGCATCCCCTACACCGTTAGCATCTACGCCAACAGCCAGAACATCGTAGTTCTCTAAGAAGTTTACGATCTGGAAGTACTGTTCTTCCCAATCTTCTCCCTGTAACTCCATCCAGTTTAAGATGCGGTGATCGTAGTAGCCAAACTCATCAGGGCGATCCCAATCTACCCACACTACAGTCACAACAGTACTGTCAGTTTTACGGGCTGGGTCAATGCCGACTACTACTGGGGTTTTATGCCACGACTTAACGAGTTCTGAAGAGGTGTCACCAAGTTCATCCATGGCTGATGAGGTAATGAACATACCTCTTTCCAGTAACCACTTACAGTTATGTGAGGCAAGACCTTCTGCGATAAAAGTTTGAGTGGTAGTCTCAAGTGCCACAACTTCTTGCTCCCCTATAAACTCCACAGATAACACTAATGG